TATATATATATGGTAGTCAGGTAGCCTCGACAGTATTTTGGGGGTAGGGGTCTGACCTAAACGCGGGATACATTTAAAAAAAGGGGGTGGTTCTTAATATAAAAAGCAACGATCAAGCGTGGCACTTACTCATTACTAGCTAACAGTTGTTCTAACTTGGTTTCTATATCCTGCTCTATCTCAGACATATCGCGGCCTTTCCTTTCCTCTACTACGTCACTAAACATAGCAACTGTTTTTCCAAGCAATTCAAGGCTTCTGATCCTAGCGCTCGCACTATCAGCCTCTTTACTTTCTTTTAACAACCTTTCCAATACATAGTTCTTCGTTCGTAAAGCTGACGCGGTTACATTGTGCTCTTTACGCTCTAAAGCACGTTGCAAACATAGTGAAATCTTAGGGCTAGATAAAAGCTTGCTGGCTTCTACTTCGCACCATTTAGGTATTGATCCGTCTTTGTTTAGCGTTACATCATAAGCTTTTGCATAGGCGGCTTTGTGGCTTCCTATCTTTCCCTTAACTATCTCATTAATAAATGATCGCTGTTTAATAGTAAGCTCATTATCTTTTTTATTGCCTATTACTTTTAAATCTGGTTTTTTATCGCTCATTGTTCGCGCTCTCCTTATGCTTTCATTATGCTTGTTGGCTATTAAATAATCAATTAAATAATATAGTGATTTATATGTTGACAAGTTAAATGTTTTATTATACGCTAAATTTATTACTAATTAATTGGAGGTAATAACAATGATAATAAATGAATTTGATTATGGCGAACACGATAAAGAAGTGCTCGAAAGAGTAATATCTGACCGTAAAAAGGATATTAAAAGTAAACAATCGACAATTAAGGATTTTAAAAGAATTTTAGAGCGCCCAAGAGGTTACAAAAAATCAAAACTTGAAGCGTTAGCTAATAGAATTCCAAGTTTATTTCGGATAATTGCAATGCTAGAAATTGAAATTTCAGAGTGTCAAGCGGAGCTAAAATCTAGAGAATTTAAAAAACAGTTAGAGAGTTAATGATTTATTTTATCAAGCCCATTTAAACAAGTGGGCTTTATTAAAATTAATTAATGGAGAGAATAACAATGAGTAAAAAAATATTTGATTTCGGAAAAATTGACTACAACGGGACAGGTAGAAAAATAAACAAAGTTACGATTGAAGTTAAATTTGATGGCGAAAAGTTTAGTGCTTGCGCTAATGTTTGGAATCTGAAACAGACTGATATTATTGCCTTCGGTCAAATGTTAGATAAATTATATAAATTCTTTAAACACAATCAAACATTTAAAGATATTTATTTTATCTGGAAAAACTATCATTTAAACGATTTAACAGCAGGTACGTTTAATCAAATGGCTTACTTAAAGACATTAAAAAGACCAAGTAATGCTGAGTTTTATACATGGGAGTGCGAACAGCTAGAAAAAGCGGGTTTGTTATATGATCTTTATGAAGGCGAGCCGTACAAATACGGCACAAAATGGTTAACTAATCCAATTCCAGAAAATGTAAAAAGCAAGTTATCTAATTTACTACAAGCGGCTTAAATAAAATTAATTAATGGAGGGAATAACAATGAAATTTAAAAAATCTAGGTTAGAACGTACCTGCAGTAATTGTGATAAAACAATTAATAAAGGCGATTTTTACGGACAAAAAACCAAAAGCATACCTGTAAAACAAACTTGCTGGAGTATAGACTCAAGACCTAAAGAAGAAATACCTGATTGGGCTTGGGAGACTGTATATCTTAGCAAGAAATTTGATTGGTGTGAGCAATGTGGTGAACAAACTTAAATAATGAATACGACTTGGAGGTTATAACAAATGAAAATGAACCATATTGGTTATAAAAAGAAATACAAAAAATATATATTAGAATGTTTAAAAAATGAGGATTGTTTTATAGATAAAAAACCAACTGATGAAGAATTGATAAATCATTTATTTGAAAGGTTTTACAGCGAATATGGTTGGGATATAGCGAGAAAAGGCAAGCAAAAAGCCTTAGAAGATTGGCTCTCAGGTTTAGCAATAAATATTCCTTATTGGCATGATGATATTATTGATTTAGCTATTGAAATGGGTTCTATTGATGCGAACCCTAGCGAAAAACTATCTGAGAGAGTATGCGAAAGCTATTGGTCTTTTATGGCTAGTATCATTCTTTCTTTTGAGCCAAAAAATAAAGAGGTGGCTTAATTAAAATTAATTATCTGGAGGGATAAAAATGAAAAATGAAATAAATAAAGTGGTTACTACTATACCTTTTGAGGGTTTTTACTATAGCACTTACGATAGTGAGATAAATGGTTGTATAGACAATGAATTACAATATTTTGAGAGTGAATTTAATCTTAATGAAAATGAATTAGAAACATTACGTGGTGGATATTGGTGTAAAAACACTAAAGAGTTTCTTGAAAATTTTTCTAAAAAATACGCTGAATCATTTATATGTGAGATAAAAAGTGAAACTGGTATAGATTTAGATGCTAATTTTGAGAGCTTGCAAAGTCCGAAAGAATATAATTTTCTAAATGATCGTATATTTATAGAGATGCCTGAAAAGAACGCGATCAAGTTTATAAATTATGTATTGCAAAATCATAAAAAAGAATTAGAAATATTGATTAAGCAAAACTTTACTAGTGGCGAAGGTTTTATATCAAAATATAAAAATAACTTACAATTATGGGGCAATCCTGGTGAATGGGATCATAACCAAATCGGCACTTGTTTTGAGATATTCCAGCATTTAGAAAATGATATATATGACACTTATCTTTTGCATGAATGGTTGTTAAATAACATAGAATCAACCTTGAGTGATGATGCACTTAGAATAATTAATAAACTTAATGAAGTGGCTTAATTAAGATTAATTAATCGGAGGTTATAACAAATGAGAAAAGATATATCTGAATACCATGCGCTAACTATTGATGTGCATAACGGTAAGTCATATTGGAACAAACGTCAAAAGGACATAAAATCTGTTTATGCGCATCTCAAAAGATACTGTAAGAGGCATTGCCACGTTTTTATTTTCAAAAAGAATCAAAAGGATTCTGAGATACGATTAGTGGAACAGATACAAAACTACAATGGTAATTGATTTTATCGAGCGTATTCAATCGAGTGCGCTCTATTAAGATTAATTAATGGAGAGAATAACAATGGTAGAACTAAGATTAGATTTTTATGAAGTCATAAGTGCTTTACAAGATGTCTTGAGGGAAAAATACGGTGCTGAACTTAAATTAAACAATTATGAGTCAGGCGTAACAGTGCGTGAACGTATTTACAAAACCAAGAAGCATAAGAATGGAAAGGTTATGCGAGACCCAAAGTACGGTTTCCCTCTAAAAGAATTTGATAAACATGAAGAAAAGTATTTTAGTTTAGACGAGCAGTCAGAATTTAGTTTTTATTTAGAGGAGTCCGACAATGAGTAAACAAAATATAAGAGATGATTTTTCCTATTATGTGAAAAGAAATGAAGCATTAAAGGCAGCACATGAAGCTAGTTTATCTGTTGCTTGTTTACTTAATGATATAGCCACAGATGAAAACAACGACATAAAAGTTTATGAATTACAAAAAGACATAGAACATATACAAAATAAAATTACAACAATAGAAAATTACTTAGAAAGATTTGACCATTAGCTATCTATTATGATAGTGTATATAGTGTTTTAATTATGATAATTAATCTATGGAGGATAATTAAATGAATGACTGGATAACATTAGCAGAATTTGAAATAGCTAACTGTAAAGCTTCTAGTATATTTGACACATTTTGTAAAGACAAACAAGGATGCGAGTCAGATTGGGTTGAAATAGAAGTAGATGGAAAGTTTTTTGATATTGAATGCCATGACGTGACAGGAGCTGATGACGGAAACTATAGAGAGGGCATTATGTATTGTGCCCTACATCCAACACATATTATAAACGGAGATAGACAAACTGACGGTACAAAATCTACTCCCTTGTTTATTAATATGTACGGTGAAAAATTTATTCCTTTATCAAGCTGTCTCAAGTTCTTGTAAGGAGAGAATAAAAAATGAATGACTGGATAACAAAACAAGAGTTAGAAGAAGCCAAAAGCATTGCATCTAAAATATATAAGGATTTCTGTTCAAATATTGACCTTGGTCAAGAGTGGATAGAAATAGAAATAAACGGAAAGTTTTTTGACCTTGATTGCTTTGATGATGATATGGAAAAACCAAGAACTGATACATATTGTAACATACATGCCACCTATCCAACAGAAGGTGGAGCATGGAGAGAAACGGATGGTGAAAAATTTATACGTTTATTTACAAATGGAGTAATAAAAAATGAAGGATAAAATAACAAAAGATCAATTCTTCAATTCAAGTCCGTCATTGGTGCAGGATGTGACAAGAGAGTTTATATTTCCTCATATATTAAAAAATCAATCTTATTTGGTTAACCATTTGGGAAGCCAAGATGTTGATGGTTTTAGATTTGATGATATTCAAAACTTATACATGACAGATAACCAGATTATAGAAGATTTAGGGCTTGATCATGAAGAAATAACGTCAGATATGCTTGATGATTACAGATATGAAAATCCAAAAGAGCCTTTAGAATGGTATCTTGTGTCCGAATGGTTTTTAGAACGTATAAAAGAAATGAACGAGCCTTATATTGAAAACTCTTATGGCACTTACTGGGGTCGACAATGTTCGGGGCAAAGCATTTATTTGGATTATAATATTCAAGAGCTGGCATATCACCATGCCTATGATGAAAGGTTATATAAAGCTAGTGTTGTTGATATAAACAATTACAAGGAGATAGCTGAATGACTCTTTATAAAATTCATGCAAAATGGATAGGTTATAGCGAAGTTGATATTGAAGCTGAATCTAGAGATCAAGCTATACAAAAATATTATGATGGTGATTACGATTTTGAAACAGAGCTTTTGACAGGAAACGGTTTGGATAAAGGTTTTGAGAATGAACAAGTCATATTAGTTGTGAAATTAGGAGGATAGAATGACAGACAAAGTGATATATGGTGTATTTGATAATTCAATGTGGCAATTAGACGTTGAATTAGAAGATCACGAAGGTAAGAAGCATTGGTGTACTTGGATTAGATGTACTGATGACAAGTACAGAACGCTAATTTCAAAACGAATAAGAAAATTTGAGAAAGACTTGCAAAATTTTAGAGTCTTTTTAGATGGAGTGCTTGTGCATACAAGCGATTTCAAATGAAATATCCTGAGAACCAATTAGAAGAAGAAATATCTTGGCGTTGCGAAATTTGTTGTGAAACCTACTATTTTGATAATGAATCCGATGAAGATATTTGTTATAGATGTAGAATGAGTGACTTTCAAGATTGATTAATTGAACCAAAACATATATTATAAATTTAATAACTATTCATTAGTTATTCCTCCAAAAAGTCCTTTCCTTGTCGGGTTAGGCAAAGAATTACCCTCGGTCTTTGATCGGGGGTTTTTTTTGTAAAAATTTCATCTTAATTTAATCCAAATCATAAAAAATAAAATGGCTTACCTATGCGGTTTATTTTGCGCAAATTAAAATTCGTGAAGCTACAACCCGCATAATTCCTAGACCCTAATTATTTTTTTTTTTAAAAAAAGTCTCGTAAGTTATTGATTTAGGGGTGTGTGTTATAATATATCTAGGCTAATCAATAGTTTAGCTGTGTTCTTTAACAATTAGGTTACAAATAAAGAAAAGTCCTGCATGTTGCGGGGCTTAAATCAATTAAATCTTTTGGAGGATTTAGTTATGAGTAGTAAAAAAGAAATAGACTTTAAAACTTATCGGGATAATGAGCAATATCGAACCGCCATAATCGTAAGTAAAGGTCGCAAATGGATGAAGGTTTTAGTGGTTGAAGCAGGTAAGCTCAAGATAGTGCGTAGACCCTTATCCGATATGTCGTACATGACATCAGAGATAACCAATCAACGCAAGTCGAAGGCTACCTTGCGTAGAATGGCGAGAAGGCGCGGTACTGCTAAAGCAATTCGCGTTTTCGTAGGGGGGTTGCTATGAAGCTCAACAATCTTCGGGCAGACGGATGGAATTCGACAAAATGGTGTGGCCCAACCGCACTGGCCTTAATCACTGGGAGAACCCTAAAGTTCTGCCACAACAAGTTAGCGCGGATAGAAGGCAAAGAACCGCGCTATTTGAAGGGGGTTTATAAACCCTCCATGAGAAGGGCGTTGCAGGAAATGGGCTACCAGATGGAGCGTATAAATTTTGTCCGGCAAGGAATGACGCTACGAAAGTATATCGAGGAAGTTCAGACCACCGAACATTTCCGAGGTGTAATGCTAGTCAACGTCACAAGGCATTATGTGGTCATTAGCAAGGGCATGGTGGTGGACAACCACAGCATTGTGCCACTTCCTGTTAGGAAACATCCAATGAGGCGTAAGCGCATTAAAAATGTGTGGATTGTAAAAAAGAAATAACCACAGAGCCACCTTTCGGGGTGGCTTTTTTTTGTTCCATGTGAAACATTATTTCACTTTGCTATCATTTTGTTATATCATAGTCAGATGTACGCTGTCATAAGACACACTTTTGAGATTGTGAATCCAGAGCCTGATAATCCTAAGTCTTATAAGATTATGGGAGAGTGGAAACATTACGTTTGGTTATTTGAAACAGAGGAAGATGCAGTTGTGTACGCAATCAGTTTGCTTGATTCACCCCTACTTACAGGAAATAAAGACTATTTGAATCATGCCATTGAGTCTTTACAGATCAACAGGTTTTTTCAAGTCGGCAAAGAATCGGTTGCGATAGGTGAAATTCAAGACAGTCCAGAGATTATTTACAAAGATATATTGGAGGAAAGAAATGGAAAAAACAATATTCATTAGATGCCATGAGCAGACTAATAAATTACTAGAAAAGATTAGAAAAGCTGAGATGCCTCATAGGTCTCGCAACAGTGAAATAATTTATTTGATTCATAAAGAAGCTGAGAGACTAGGTATTGATGCAGAAGATGAAAAAGTAGAAGAAAAAAAAGAAGATATTAAACTGGGTTTGACAGGGCTTGTTCAAAAAGCGCAACAGGGGAGTCCTCGGTAACATAGTAGTAATCAAGCAGCGCATCGGCACATACTTTAACTAATTCTATGTCATATTTCTTAATTTTTTTAGGGGATATTGCCATGATATTCCAGAATCTATTTTCTGCTTCTCTACCACAACGATTTCTTAAATGTCTTTGCACGTTTAATAATATGCATGATCTAGGCACAGAAGTTACATTTGATTTACCTGATAATCTTTCATCCATTTGCGGGTGAGACATATGCATACTTTTTGCTATCATTCCTAAATATTTGTCGCACACACTATGCTCTTTAGCATCTAAGTGTTTGTCTTTGTATAGAACATCTATCAAGTGTTGGTCAAAAACAATGGCTCTACCAATATTTGACTTGTCAAACTTAGCAATACCTATTTTATGGCGAGCGTGTAGGTAAGGATTGCCAACATCATTTACATGCACGTTAGATTTCCCAATCGAAGTCATCTTCAATTTCTTCTGCTTCTTCATATCTACCATTCAAAGGATTAAAGGTTAAACTTGTTTTACCTACCTTTGCTTGCCATCCCCAACGTGCCTTCCAAGTATGTATCTCCACACTATCTTCTCCCCTGTAAACTGTCAAACCAAGATCAGCTTTTGAGAACCAAGCCATAGATTTAGCTACATCAACGCCAGTAACTACATTCTTTTTACCTCTTTCTGCGGGCTTCGTGGGGTGCGCTACGAAAAAGCATAAAATATCGTGGCTTTTGCAGAAAAGTTGTACCTTTGTAAGCATATCGCTCACCATATCCGATTCTAGCCCTTTATGTTCTGTATGAATGAAGTTGAAGGGGTCAATGACAAGTATCCTTACACCGTATCTCATTACGGCTGACGCGCCTTTCTCTAAAATGGCTTCGATTGTTGGCATACCACCATCCATGTAGTCTTGGAACAAAATGTGATCGTTTATCCAGTCTTTAGCGTAGTCTTTTTCTTCTTGTGACATTCTTGGATTCTGTCCCTCAAAGAAGGGCTTGCCTGTAAGTATTTGTGCCAGTTGAACAGCATGTAATGATGGTGGCTTTTCAAACGAACAGTAACAAGTTTTCCATCCGTAAAGTTTACCCACATTAACTATGATTTGATCCAAAAATGCAGACTTTCCATCTCCCGGATAGCCTGTAACTACATTTAAATAACCAGTTTGTAGTGTAAAAAGCTCGTCTACCGATTGGATGCCTGTTGATACGCCTTTTGGCTTACCCTGCTCGTATAGACTTTGAAACTCGTCAGCATAAAATTCTATATTGTTTAATCCATGTAAGGGTATCGGCTCGGCATTGATAACTTGGTTTCTTAATTCTTCTGCGCCTTTATTTATTAAAAGCTCATTAGCATCTTTGTAGCCTTTAAAATCGACCCTAAAACATTTTGCTTTGTTCAGCCTTCTGCTTAATTCATCTGCTAATACATCACCTGCGGTATCAGCATCCGTTGCCAATACTATCCGCTTACAGTTTTTAAACTTCTCTCTCTCGTTCCAGACGTATTTGAACCTGCCATCTTCACTTGGATCAATCTTGGAGTCTGAACTTATCTTTGCTGGCGCACCGTTTGGCACTGAGTACACTTCGATGTTAGCAAAATCGCTGAAAGATTCTTTTATCGCAAGTGCATCCATTTCTCCTTCTGATAAAACAATAGTGTCAACAATCGTTTCTAAAGATTCATTGTGAACTTGATTCCCCCATAGCCTATTAGCTGTATTTTCCCACCAAAACTGTTTGCTGCCGTTAGCGGATCGCCACTTGACTGCCTCGTATTTATTTGGTTCTGTAGACTCGTATGTAAATCCAATGACAGGTTTATTATTCTTTTCAAGGAGTACAGCGCCTAAAGATGTGGCTGTTTTTACCGATATACCTCTTTTGGCTAGCCATTTTTCAGCCTCGTTGCTGTTTTTTCCTGTAATATCTATGGGTTTACTTTGTTTAGCCTTGTTTTGGGGTGTTTCTCTCATGGGTATAATCTTCCTCTCTAAATTTATCATACCCTCAATACCGCAATGGTGACAATAATAGACTATTTTTGATCCATCATTGTTTACAGAAAGGGGTTTATCGGTTTTGTTTTTTGATCTTGTTGGTTGGCATGATGGACATAATATTTTCTTTTGCCCAACATCTCTTATTAAATTGTGTATGGTAATTTCTAATTCAGAATTATTATTTTTTTGTTGACTGAGCAATTTTTTTCCCCCATGATGTATATACTTACTAATAAGTAGATACTTATTAATTAAAAAAACAGTAAGTAAATACCAGTAAGTATATACTTACTATGAAATCTCCTTTTTTGTAAACTTATCTATAATCTTAGCTATCCTGTTAGCAATTTTCTTGCGTGAAATTATAGGATATTTAGATAAATCTTTAACACTTCGCATAATACTTTGCCCATCCATATTATTTCTTTGGCATAATTCTAAAAAATCATCTGAATAAAAATAAATAATTGCCTTATCAGAAATATCAGGATTTTTTGAAGCAACATCTCTTACTGCTTGTTTCAAAATTACAGCATCTAACTTAAAAATTCTAGAAGTCATTCAACGGATGATAAATCATTTGTTGCACATTATCAAATCATCATGTAATATCTTCATTGTCATAATATATTTAACGATCGGAGATGGATTATGGAATTTGAAATTGTAGAGGGAATACCTATGCCAAGAAGCAGAGGAAAACCAAGAAAATATGATATTCCTTTAGATGAAATGAAGGTAGGCGACCACATTCACATTGGATTACCAACAACAAAGATAGCGCAAGAGGTAAAGATAATTAGAAACTTTGTTCTGCGCTACAAAAAACAAAATCCTGATAAGAAATTTACTGTCAGGCAAATGGATGATGGTGTAGGTATTTGGAGAACCTAGCTAGGTGCAATATGAAATACACCAACAAACATAACATACCGATTGAAATTATCAGGGCAGTAGAAAATGATAATTACTCTAAAGGTAACTCTGTTAAATCTATTACTGGATTGTTGCAACCGCCTAAAATATCAATTTTGTCAGAGGAACATAAAGATACTTTGACAGTAGATATATCTGATCGTATTTGGATTTTGCTTGGGCAAAGTGTGCATACGATTTTAGAACGTGCCAATGAAGGTAAAGAAGATACCATGACAGAGGAGAGAATGTTTGCTGATGTAAACGGATGGACAATAAGTGGGCAGACTGACAGTATTTCTTTGAAAGATAACACGCTAAAGGATTACAAAGTGACTAGCGCGTGGACTGTTATGAATGCACTCAAGGATGAAAAGCCTGAGTGGGTAGAGCAATTAAATTGTTACGCTTGGTTAGCTAGGCAAAATACAGATATAAAAATAGATAAATTAAATATCGTTGCAATATCTAGAGATTGGTCTAAGAATCAGTATGAGCGTAGCGGTGGTGATTATCCATCTGCGCCAGTTACTGTGGTGAATATTCCATTGTGGTCTGAAGAAGATCAATTAAAGTTTATAAAAGATAAAGTAACATTGCATCAAGAAGCAGAGGCAGAGTATTTAATCAGTGGCACTTTACCTGATTGTTCAGATGCAGAAAGATGGAAAAGAAATGACACTTTTAGAGTTGTCAAAGAGGGAAGGAAAAGTGCAGTTCGTGTACTGCCTTCTGAAAAAGAAGCTGAGAAGTATATAAGCAGTCATAAAGATAAAGACAATTTAGATATTGAAGTGGCTATTGGCAAGCCTATTCGTTGTGAATCTTATTGTCATGTGGCTGAATTTTGCGATCAATATAATTTAGAGGAGAAACTATGAGTA